CCCGTATCGCCGGTAGTCCCTGTAATCGAGTCCGTGTCATTAGCCAGTGCGTTGGCTAACTCATAAGTAGCGTATTTGATGTCGTTTGGAATTGAGGAGCAAACAAGCTCCACACGGTCAACGTGATAGTTGTTGCGAGGCCAGCTCAACGCTTGATCCTGATCGCAACGGTCACCGTAAAAGTTCAACGTATCGATCCAGCGCGTTGCAGAGATCAGCGCTCGGTTCTTCGCGTCATCAGTCTTGTTGTCCCAGTTGGTGCTGCTTGGGACGGTTTCAAAGTAAGCGTCAGCCTCAGCCAGCGTTACAAAACTGTTGGCCGTTGCACTCTTCAAGGTAGCGTTGATGGTTGCGGCCACGGCTTACCTACCTACCTTTTTCATTGCCATTTTATGCGCTTCGGTGAAGGTCTTACCAGACTTCATCAGCCGACGCATCTCGGCCATGTGCTTTTTGGTGTGATGCTCCGCATGACGTTCCATCGCGGCTTTTTGCCGGGTGGTCAGTTTCTTGGGACTGCTGTACGCCATGCCAAAAAGAAGGTGGCCCCACCTAATGGTAGGGCCGTTTGTTCCGTCAGGATCAGGACTTGAGTCCGTTATCCAGAGGAGAGTTGACGAAGATCTCAACCATGGGGATGAGGTCAATGTCGTAGGTGGCAGACCAGTTGCTGC